ATTCCTTCCGTTATGCTGGCATGATAAAACAACGCAGTGCTTCTTGCAAAGCCCCGAAGTCTTAGGATTCCACACGTTTGTCTCGTAAGCTCGTTTCATGCGCCCGTGGTCACGCAGCCACTTTACCCACAACTTGGCTTCATCATCTTTGGAGTAGTTAGCCTTGGGGAACTGCTGCGCGATCACAAACAATAGACCTGCCTTAACAACCTTCACTGTAGGGAAGTGTTTGAACACCGCTAGGGCCATCAACTCCAACTGCCCCGTGTCCGCATACTTGGCACTCTTGCTTGTCTTGTAGTCAACCACCCGCGCCGTGCCGTCATCTTCTAGGATGATCAGATCAGCGATACCGCGCCACCATACGTTAGGGTCTTTGAACCCGCAGGGCTGCAGGTTTTCGGTCAACCCCATCTCGTACTCGCACAACTTACGGCCCGGCCTTTGCTTCAAGTTATCCAATGAACTTTTGGCATACGCAAACTGCGGGGGCAACGGCTTATTGTCCCGTATGTAGAACTCAGCCGCTTCATGGAATGCAGTACCGTACAACAAATGGTCAGCGTTCTGATCCTCTTGGAAATCCTTGGCGACCTTCAAGTGGTAGAACTTCTTAGGGCATTGCTCAAACGTTTTAATGGATGAGAACGACCATGCAGATAGGTTAGCGCCCATGGCGATCCCTCTCTTCGATCATAAGCCTGATGATTTTCATGGCGTCCTTCAGGTCAAGTTTGTAATGCGCTATGGCTTCTTCTTGCTCCTGCATACGGACGTAGGCGTCCCCCGCAAATTTGGCTAGGGTGTCTAGGTTCCATGCTGCGAAGTTTGGGACATTCTTCATTTAGCATCTTTCAAGTAAGGGGACTGGCTACGGGGGCGCATTGATCGTGCGTGGGGGACTATGGAGGTGGGGGCGTCGACGAACACGCGTTTCTCTAAGTCGCTTCTAGTGTAATGAAACTTCTCTGGGTACATATCACGTAGCGTCTGGAGATAAATCTCAAGCGCCTTGTTCGCTTGTGTGTAGTTTTTGCCTTCGCTCACGTCGCTAATATCGCGTAGGGTTTGGCGTTGGAGGTCATTGAGTAATATCATTTGGTTCTTTCGGGTTTAGGGCAATTTTCGGGGGGCACTACAACACACCAGACAGCCTCCGGTGGGGTGCTCGGGTTTTCTGCGCAAAGCCACCTATCTATATAGGCATCGGGCATCTTACGCAGCGCGGTTCGGACAACGTTCCTACCCATTTTTAGCGTGTCGCTTATCTCTTTCGTTGTTAATCCATCATCTTTTAACCTCAACAAGTCGCGTATTATTGGGTGGTATGTTGTCACTTAATATCTTCTTTATCCATATTTCGCTTAGGTAGTGGCAACCAGAACGGCGATGCCATAACAACTACCCCAGATAGATATTTTTGGATAAACCAATTGCCTACAGCGTACCAAAACTTCTGCGGCCCACCAAAGAGTTTTGCCAAATGGCTGCTGTTCATAAACTCGGCTTTTACAACATTGCCTTTTTGCAAATCTTCGATAATCATGTCTTGGCTTAATTTTGCTACCCACTTACCGTTAGCGTATCCGTTAAGCCTAGAAAACTCATGTTCAGAAATTCCGACAGGGAAAATACCAGTGCTCTCATGCACATGGAACTCCTGTAGTGCTTTTAGAGAGACATCGCCAGCAAGTCTGCATCTCCGGTAGTAAGCGTAGTGCCGCAGGGCCGTTCTAGATGCGCGGTATCCGCCGAGTCTTTTTAAGTGAATAAAGTTGCTCATCTCGTATCTTCTTTCGCAGTATTGCGCTTCGGTAGCGGCAGCCAACCAAGGCACCAACTTGCTCCCCAGTATCCCGTGGTGCAAATACCACCTTTAGATAATAAAAGCACTTTAGTATCTAGGGGTGCTGGCGGGTCACCAGCGTGGGGGTAGAGGAACTCCTGCCCACCGGCAAAGTAACGTTGCTCAGTCATGTGTTACCCCTTGCTCGGATGGCGGCGGCGCAGTCTTCTACGTAACTTATGTAGCCCGTTGGCCCTTCCCCATAGACCTCCATTTCTTCAGCAACTGCATCACACACCTTTGCGCATTCCTCACGTTCGTCGGCAACAGCTTTGCGTAATTGCTTTGCTGTGTACATTGTGTCAAAACTGCGTGTGCCCATTACTTGGACTTTCACTCCTCTTGGTAGTCGCTTCATGTGTTCTTCTCCTTTAAGGCGGCTTCAAAGTTGTGCCATATTTTTGTTACACTTGTTGACCAACAATCGACAGCTTCTTGCGCCGTCAACCCTACCCACGGGCGTTGTGCTTTTGTTTGCCAGTAATGCACATCACACAAGTCGCCTTGGTCAATGTCATTTTTGTAAAGATTGAATTGGTAACTTCCGCAGTTCCAATCCCCGCATTTAAATTTGCATTGCTTGCTCATGTGTTCCCCCTTGCTCTGATTGCTGCTGCAACTCCTTCGGCTAAATAGCCAACCCGCTGCGGGTTGTAGCGTTCGCACACCTTTGCGCATTCCTCACGCTCGTCGGCGCGGATGATTTTGGCGAACTCCAACTGTTCGGGATTTCCTAATAGTTCATATAGCTGCTCTGGCTGTGCTGCGATGACTGCTCGCGCAATCATTGCATCCACTTCGTCGGCGGTATAAGTGCGTTCGGTCATGTGTTCTTCTCCTTTAATGTGTCTTCTGCCCAGCCAGCGCCGTGAATAAAGGCTTCTGGGTTTCTCCAGTGTTTTGACTCAACAAAGACCTCTACCTTTGTCAGCCCTACCCACGGGCGCGATTGTGGGGTGGTGTAGAGAGTTTCCCATTGCCCAATCTCCGGAATTTCTTTCTGGAAAATTGGGGTATCGCTAATGGACAAATACCCAAACGGCTCCTGCTCTGGCTGCGCTGCGGGTGTTTTTTCTGGCTGTGCTAGGGCTTCTTGGATGGCGGTGATGGCGTTCGGTTCAAGCGGGTCAACAAACTTTGTGCCGCCTTCGCCATTTCTTACGGCTATAGCGTTTTCCAGCGCCTCAAGCGCCAGCTTCAATGCTTCGTCTTTAGTCATCAAAACCCCCTTGCAAGTCTCTGCCGTAGATCAGCACTAAATAGCCAACCCGCTGCGGGTTGTAGCGTTCGCACACCTTTGCGCATTCCTCACGCTCGTCGGCGCGGATGATTTTGGCGAACTCCAACTGTTCGGGATTTCCTAATAGTTCATATAGCTGTTCATGCTTTGCTTTGATGACTGCTCGTGCAATCATTGAATCTACTTCGTCGGCGGTATAAGTGCGTTCGGTCATGTGTTACCCCTTGCTCGGATAATGTGGGCGCAGTCGGATGGTGTCGGCCATTTCTCGTCGGGCACAAGAAGTTTTTCACATTGTTCTTCAAGCGAATCACACACCTTTGCACAGGCTTCGCGCTCATCGGCGCGGATGAGTTCGGCGAAACGTGAAAACCGAATGTCATTACCAGATTCCGTGTAATCTTCCAATCCATATTCCACGAAGCCAGCTTGCTTTGCAAGTACGTAGTCTCGTTCGTTCATGTGTTCCCCCTTGCCTTTGATTGCTTCTGCGTGTATGTGTGGTGTTTTCATCTTTGCTCCGAAGGTACAAATTTAAAATCTTTGGGTGCGTTGATAAGCCCGTATGGGCTGGCGGTAAAGTTATGACCCTTGTAGCAGTCGTAACAGTATTGGGTAGGCGACTTGATGTCGCACTTGCACTTGCGGCAAAACTTCCACGGCTTGCGCTTGATGGCTTTCTCTCGCTCTTCTGGCGTCATCAAAACCCCCTGCTCTTAAGTTTCAAGAAGTCATTTGCGCCGGGGCGCACATACCCGCTGTTGTCTGGCTTGTACACACCTCTATCCCACAAGTTCATCTGCGGCGGAGGCACGGCGTCAGGGGCTTTCACCGAGGGTACAAAGCCTGTCCTTATCCTTGCATGGGCCTTGTCACCCGTTGTTGGCGTAAAAGATTCCAGCGTAGCCTCGGGGTTCACCCGCAATGCTGCTTTCTTTAAGTTGGGGTTACCTGCTGCTAGTTTCATTTAAAAATCCTATCTATAAGGTCAGGGGTGCAAGAGAGTTCACGCACAAAAGGATACTTAGCCCACAGGTATCCCATCAAGCCCAGTACAAAGGTGTACACCCCAATTAGGGCTAAGAACTTGACGATGTAGCTAAACACCGACTCCTCTTTCTCGGCCCGAACAGGGCAGTCACGCCCTTGATTGCATTGGCCGTAATCGTCACAACAATTCATGCTTGTACCCTCTCGATCTCGCGGGCTAAGTACCATTGCGCTTTCTGCAGGTCTTGGAGTTGGTTGCTTTTATGGTCTGCACGGGTGATGTACTTGACCACGTTGCCCAAGTTGTAGCTAAGTTGTTTGGCCTCAATAAAGTCAATAGTCTCGATGCCGCCTACTTTGTAGTGTTCAGGGGAGTTAACTGGGTCGCTCATTAGCAGTCTCCGTATGATTTACCACTACCCGATTCACAATTGACGGGTAAACCCTCAGCCCAATCGGGCACCCACCGCATAGATTCTTCTACATACTGAGTAGCTGGTACTACTTCGGCGTCCGGCACGCATACTGCAATCGCATCGTGCACAGTCAGCACCACCTTGTACTGCTTACCAATACGCAACATCTGCTCAGCGATGATGCACCGTGCGATGGCTTGGCATACGTTCTCAATTACCTTACCGCCGTAGATACGGGTGCGCCCCTTGCGTGTCTTGTAGCTAAACTCAACGCCTTTCTCCCCCTGCACTGACTGCAAGTTGTCATAGCGCATCAACAGCCCAGACGGCAAGCGGATAGCCGATTCGCTCGGTACAACTTCAAGCACTCCCTTCCGCCCCAGTGGTGCATCCTCACCCCTTGACATGTTCACCAGAGCATTCTGTGCTTGCCGCCACAGCCGAACCACAGCATCGTTAGTACGCCTATAGATATCAATGATGCGCCGTGCCTCACTCTCATCTACTCCCGCGCCCATACCTTTAAGCTGCGCCTGAAACTTCACTGACCCCATGCCATAGCCGCAACCTAGTATGGTGGTCTTACCCACGAAGCGTTCACTCTTGTCGATCTCGTACTCAGGCTTACCGTAGATAGCCGCTGCCATCTTCTTGTACACATCTTTACCTTCAGCGAATGCCCGCACCAAGTCGTCTTGCCCAGCCAACCACGCCAGCACCCGCGCCTCAATCTGCGCAGAGTCAGCATCAATGATGGTATGCCCCGGCGGCGCGATGATCGCGTGCTTCAGCTTGTTACCGTTAGCACCTCGGCTTGGCAAGTTCTGCAAGTTGATCTTGTCGTCCCCTCCGAACCGTCCAGTGTGTGCGGCGTAGTAGCGAATAGGCACAGGCAACTTACCGCGCTTAGATATCTCAATGAACCGTTGCGTGCGAGTCTCTTCCAACGTGGACTTGTTACCCAGCCGCGCACTAACCAGAGTCTGTACTTGCGGGTCATCGTGTTCAGCAAGCGCTTTGAACTCCTCGTCGGTCTTGGCAAACGCATACGCCTGCTTACCCGTAGTGGGGCTAACCTTCATGGGTGGCTCAACGCCAAACTTACGCAACAACCCCGCAAACTTTTCGTTGCTCATTAACTCTGCTTTGTCAACGCCGGAAGATGTCAACAGGTCTTCCTTCATCTGCTGGGTCACCGCAAGGTGCTGAGTTAGTGCACCGATGTCGAGTTCAAGCACAGGCTCAACAAACATACGCAGAGTTTGGTCGATGACTTTCAATTCTTGTTTAGGGAATTGCTTCAGCATCTTATGAAACAGCTTGTACGTTAGCTCCACATCGTTGATGCAGTAGTCACCATACCGTGCAAGTTCCTCAGTGGTAAAGTCTGCACGCCGTTTACCCAGCGCGTTAACTACTTCAGTACCTTTCTCGCCTAGCCCATACCGCTCCACAAGAACCTTGAGCGAACCGCCCACCTCCACACCATGGATAGCGCGGCCCATGCACAAAGTATCAGCCCAAATACGAGGATTGATACCGAACTTCCAAGACAGAATAGCGCCATCAAACATGGTGTTGTGCGCCAATGCGAAGCTCCTACTCCAGTCAAAGCTTTTTTGAAGCCACGATCTGATTTGTTCGTGTGTCCCACTAGCCCACTCCGTTTCTTCGTTGTTAACCTTCACCGCCACCCCAATGACTTCAAACAAGTCAGAGCGTACGTATTCTTCGGTTGTGATCTTCGACAAAGAATAATCCTTGTCGTAGTACGTTTCAAAGTCCACCGTTATCAAGTCCATCTTCAATCTCCAATCGTTGCGTCACTTCGTTAATGTTGTCTTCGTTCACCACCATAGCGATGCCGCCCATGGCTGCAATGCTCGCTAGGTTCTTTTCCTGCAGGGGTGTAGGCTTGTTCTTACCCGCTTTGCATTCGATACCAAAGAACCTACCGCGATAGCAGCCCACGATGTCAGGGACACCGCTTGCGCCATACCCACCAGTGACGGGGTAGAAGTAGTAGGCACCCAATGCTTTGAGTTGAGCGACTACTTTCTTTTTGACTTTTGCTTCGGGGGTATCAGCCATCAGCCCCTCCAGCCCAATGCACGTGCAAGATTCTTAGCGCGTACTTTCCACCATGGCTCAGGCTCAATCATGGTGACGGGGTACAGATAGTCGCCTGCAAATTTGCTGGGCGCAATGATGCC